TGTACAGTTTACTAACTCAGTACCACGCCCTGTAACAGATGTAGAAGTCTCACAACGCCCTCAAAGTATAGACAGTGATATAACCCACGCCTAATCAATAAAGGCAGGGTCGCACAATGTATCTTGTACGACACGAACATACTGCGAACATAACAGGGGTCACGCACCCAATACTATACATAGTCATACACATATACATACTACCTACGCTACATCTAGCGTGGCGTAGTGTTACAAATGAATTCAACAGGGGTGGGGACCCCTAAATCGGGGTAGGGGGTAGGTTCATGCAAGGGTAAAATCCTGTTATTCAGCGACAGAGAGAATGTACTCAGTATTTTAACTTGATACGCTAACATGAATTACTGGCATTTGGTACGTTAACATGATACGCTAAGAGCATGAATAAATGTATGTATTGCCAAAAAGAATACCAACCTAAGCGCTCTACCTCTGTTTACTGCTCAAATGCTTGTAGACGGGACGCTAACAGGCAAAAAGAACCATCTACCCCTATAAAAGATACGCTAACTCCGCCTAAAATTAACCGTATCAATACATTGCTTGCTGAAAGAAATCTCCCTCCTATTATCCGAGGCTCTGATTTACCGCCTGTAGATTTTATTTCTTCAGGTATAAAAGAAATTGACGCTCTCGCGGGCGGGTTTCCGAGAAAAAGAGTCACTGAGGTATTTGGTTTGAAAGGGGTAGGCAAGACTGCTCTGATGACTAGAATAATCAACTCAACACCTAATCTGAAAGTATTCTATGTTGATGCCGAGAACGCCTTAATCCAAGTTCCTGATAATATTGAGGTATTCAATGAGTTTATCCTTGAGCGTGTCGAGGAGGCTGTGGAGGTCGCCCTGCAAGCAAACTACGACCTGATAGTAGTGGATTCAGTAGCTTCCCTAGTCCCTTGGGCGGAGGTTGAAGGCGACGCTGGAGATGCTCACATGGGGTTGAAAGCTCGTCTAATGAGCCAGTGGATGCGTCGAATTAACTTTCATTTATCTAAATCTACCGCCGCTTTAGTTTTTATAAATCAACAGAGGGAAACATTGTCCCAGTGGGGAAGCTCTAAGTTTACGCCTGGTGGGTTTGCTCTGGGGTTTGCTTCTAGTTTAAGAATTGAACTCAAGAGTAATAAAGCTGATAAGAAGGAAAACTATCAACTTGTCACTGCCGTGGTAGAGAAGTCTCGTTTTTCTAAACCGTATGAGAAGGCAGAGTTTAAGTTGGTATATAAAACATGAAACGTTTTGTTTTCTTTTTCTTAATTATCATTGTAGGCAGTTTTGGGTGGCGGATACTTAGACCCCAACCCGTAACTCAAGCCCCACCTCAAACTCGAATTATAGAGACCTGGGAGACCCCTACTCCTGTGGTTTCTTCAGACATTCACAAAGACCTCACCGACTTAACTAACTCTTACCGAACTCAACCTTTAGTGGAAGATACTAAGTTAGATGCTTCGGCTCAAGCTAAGTGTGAATATATGCAAGAGAAGAAATATTGGGCGCATGATGAGCCGAGTGGGCGAACTTGGGCTAGCTTTATTCCTCAACCCTACTTCAGAGCAGGAGAGAATCTAGCACGGAACTTTAGAACGAACCAGCAGATGTTTGTGGGCTGGATGAATAGCCCGACTCACAGAGCTAATATCGTAGAACCTCAATTCGACCATGTTGGTTTTGGGATTTGTGACGGGCCAGAGGGCCATCTAGTTGTCCAGTATTTCACTGATACGGACCTGAAATGATAGGTTTAATCTTGGGAGTTTTAATTTGGGGAGTGGTGATATACATCGGTGCGATGATAATAGTTTTTTCTCTGAGTTGGTTGATGGAAGATGAGTTTGTGAACCTGGTTTACGCGCTAATCGTGTTAGGAGTTATGTATCTAGCCTACGTTTGGAGGTAGGTGTTATAATGCCTTAAATGTCTAACCAAATAAAAATCCCAGATTATTCACCTAGTCAAAGACAAACACGGTTTCATACTTCTACGGCTTTTGAAACGCTTTATGGTGGTGTGGACTTACTGGCGGAGATAAGGTATACTGTAGGTATGAAGAAGATTTGCGAATGCGGAACTGAATTTATCACTTATCCATCCAAACTACTTTTAGGTAGGGGTAAATACTGTAGCCGAGGTTGCTCGGATAAACATACCCTTATTAAGCAAGGACAACGGTTGTCACCTGGGACCGAGAAAAAGAAGGGAGAAAAGCCTCATAATTTTAAGGGTTGGCGATTAACTAAATCACGGAAAAATGGTAAGTACTATAGAATGATATATATGCCCACTCATCCAAATGCGACTAAGGCTGGATACGTAAGAGAGCACCGCTTAGTTATGGAAAAAGAATTGGGACGATACCTAGAGCCGTGGGAAATAGTAAACCACATTAAGGCTGACGAAACTCTCAATAATAGTGTTTCTAACCTAGAAGTCATGTCTAAGGTCGAGCATGACAGGATGAATACCCCACTTAATATACATAGGAGATGGTATGTCTAACCAAATAAAAATACCAGATTACGCCCCCTCCCCCCGCCAAACGAGGTTTCACACCTCAACTGCGTTTGAAACGCTTTATGGCGGGGCGGCGGGGGGCTAATTAGGCGGCAAGACGGCGGCGATTGTAGCTGAAGCGATTACCTACGCTTTGGAGTGGAAAACTGCCAGAGTTTATGTTTTTCGCCGGACTATCCCCGAACTTAAACAGTCCATCGTGCCGGAGATTTATAAACAGTGCGCCCCTTATATTGATTCGGGGGGGATGAGGTATAACTCTCAGGACAGGACTTTTACGTTTCGGAACGGCTCTATTATTCAACTGGCGTACCTTGAAAACACCGCCGACATGTATAGGTATCAAAGCGCTGAAATCCATCTTTTATTAGTCGATGAGCTGACTCACTTCGCCCAAGACGAATACGAATATCTAAAAACTCGTGTTCGTTGTGCCGATAAGAGACCTCTAAAAGTCATGGCCGCTACCAACCCTGGGAATATTGGGCATGGCTGGGTAAAATCTTACTTTATTGACGTTGAGAAACCCGAAACTATTTATAGCGATAAAGCAGGGAACACCAGGATGTTTATTCCGGCTAAAGTTGATGACCACCCAATTGAGGAATTTAGAAAATCTTACGGCAGACAATTAGACGCTATTCGTGACCCCGACCTTAAAAGAGCTTTACGGAGTGGAGATTGGGATATTTTCTCTGGTCAGGTATTTACTGAGTGGAGGAGGGAAACTGATGATGGTAAGCCCTGGCACGTTGTTGAGCCGTTTCCTATCCCGTCTTTTTGGACTAAATGGCTGGCTTATGACTGGGGCTATAATACCTACGGAGCTTGTCTGTGGTTGGCTAGAGACCCTGCTACCGAACGGATTTACGCTTATCGGGAGTATTATCCTCACGCTATAGCCGCCTCCATGCAAGCCGAGACAATTAACAATCTTTCAGGCGAAGAGCAAATCGTTACCAAATGGGCTGACCCCTCCCTTTGGAAACAGCACGGCAATGTTGAGACTGGTGAGTCGGTGGCGATAATTTTTGAAAAAGCCGGACTTATTTTCCAGCCCGCTAACAATGACCGGAAAAGTGGTATGAACGCTGTCCATGAAGTTCTAGCTCCCCAAGCTGACGGAGTCCCCCAGTTTCAAGTCTTTTCTTCTTGCGTTAATTTAATCCGAACCCTCCCCTCTCTACCCTATGACCCCAACAAACCTGAAGATGTTGATACTAGAGCTGAAGACCACCTTTACGATTGCGTTACTGGAGATACTCTAGTTGATACTACTAAAGGGAGTATACCTATTAAAGACCTAGTAGGTCAAGAGGGGTATCTATATAGTAGGGGTGGTTTAGTCCGTAAGTACTCTGACGTAAGATGGGTGAAACGTAAACAAGTTTATAAGATTACGCTTGCCGATGGCAGAGAAGTTACATCTACTGGTGACCATTATATTCTTACTAAAAATGGTTGGAAAAAGACTATAGACATAGAGTCAAACGATATGATACAATGCGTTACATATGGTAGAGATTATCTCAGACAAACGACAAAGTTTTCTTGGAAAGAATTATTATCTTTGTGGCAAATATTATCAGAACAAGGGCGAACGATTACATCGGGCGGTCTGGCGGTATTATCGGGGAGAAATCCCCAGGGGTTATCACGTGCATCACAAAGACCACAATCGAGACCACAACGAACTAAGCAATCTAGTCCTTTTAAGGGGCGGCGACCACCTAAAGTACCATATGAACACTCCAGAAGCGAAAGCCAGGGGAAGAAAGCATATGCTGGAGGTGATGATACCAGCATCAAAAACCTGGCACAGTTCCCCCGAAGGAAGGGCTTGGCACTCAAAGCACAGCACAGAGACATTCAGGCTACGCTCGACGGTGACTACTATTTGCGAACAGTGCGGCAAAGAGTACGAGACTTACTTTCCAAGTCGTTCCAAGTTTTGTCACTTAAATTGTCGAGCGAAAGCACTTCGTTTCAGAAGGTCACAAGCAAAGAAAAACTCGGGATAGCTGATACCTATAACCTAGAAGTTGAGGGGATTAACTGTTTCTCAGTTAATAGCGGAGTAATTATACACAACTGCCTACGGTATGGAATAGTCAACCAGCGTCCAGCCGTGATGCCGGAAATGAGAATAAACGAAGATGTGGTGAAAAGGCGCTTGAAATATGCCTAGTATGTTAAACTAAAATTGTCAACAGTAAAAATCCAATGGCTAAAAAAACAAAATCTGAAACAACCCCCGACTTAGTAGCTAAAATCGTCAGTGATTTTAACGCTTCCTGGGATTACCGCTCTAGTTCCTGGCATACCATTTGGTCTAACATGCAGAAACTATATGATTCTGAGAGGATATATGTCGGTTATAACGGTATCTCCGATACGTTTGTCCCAATGTCCTATTCAATAGTTGAAACCATGGTAGCGGCCACATCAGGGGATAAACCGCTGGTTGAGTATATCCCCACGAAGATAGAACAAAACGAAGAAACAGAGGTCTTAAACGGGCTTTTTTCCTATTATTGGGATTTAGACGGGTGGACACCGAAATTAGTCCAGCACAATCGGGGATTGTTCAAGTTTGGAACTGACGTTTTAAGACTTTATTGGGGGATAGACCATCCTTGTATGGATGTCATCCCTTTGAGGGATTACTTTTGTGACCCTACTGCGACATTTTTCGGTTATAGAAGCGGCAGGTATATGGGGCATAGGTTCCTAGCGGATAAAGATGAACTAGCTAAAGAGCAAGTTATAGACCCCGAAACCGGCGAATTAGTCCCCAAGTATAAAAATCTTGATAAATTGGGTGAAAGTTACTCACCTGGCGAAAATACCGCCAAACAAGAAAAAGACATTGACATGGGGTCTACGTTATCGGGAGATGCCAAGAAAAATCAAATTGAAGTTATTTGTTATGAGACGCTGGACGAAGTGACGTATATCGGCAACCGGCAAGAAATTATTTATCAGAACACTAACTATTTTAAGCAACGTCAACAATTCTTGGGGCATGAGAATCCGACGGGGATGTACTCTTATATCTTAGATGCTTCTTCGCCTGATGAAGCTCAACTTTATGGTAAATCCGTTTTGCAACCGATTGCTAAACACCAGGAATTATTAAATGACTTAACTAATCAGAATATTGATGCCGTATCGTGGTCTATTGACCCTGAAATGGAACTCGACCCTCAGTATTCGTCATATATAGGGAAAATGCAATCAGGGACTGGCAATATTTATCCATTCAAACCAGGTTCTTATTCAGCCGTCCAAAAGCCTTTACTACCTACGAATGTTTTTAATGAACGAACGAACATAAAAAATGAAATCCGTGAAGCCACGGCGATTGATGAGGTTATAAAAGGTATTGCCCAGAAGTCTGACACTACAGCTACCGAGATAAAGGCTCAAGTAGCTTCATCTGGTCGGCGTTTCGACCTGATTGTTACGATGCTGGAAAATGGTGGTTATTACCAATTGGCTAAATTGGTTTTCCAGATGGTACAACTTTACGTTACGGCGCCAGTGATGTTTAGGGTGATAGGCGAAAAAGGTGTTGATTGGCAACAATTCGACCCTAAACAGTTCAAGGGCGATTACGAGCCTCGCATTAAACTGAAAGCTACTTTGGATAAAGAAAAGCGAATGAAAATGCGGGACTTAAAAGAAATGTACACAGCCATGTTAGGGAACCCGTTTATCGACGAAGCGGCATTAACTAGAATCATTATTCAAAAAGGTTTTGATTTGGAACCCGATGAAGTTGACAGTTTAGTTAAAAAGCCCGACCAAGTAGCTCAAGACGCCCAGGGGCAAGGCAAAGGGAAGCCCCCAACAGAACTTATTAACTATAAAGACGCGCCACCAGACATTAAGGCCCAAATGGAACAAGCTGCTGGGTTTCAAGCTTCGGCTACGCATATCGGTGGTATGGAGACTGCGGCTACGCAACAAATGGCTGACCAGGCTACTCACGGGCAGACCATCGCTCCAGTGCCAGATATGCCACCAACGCCCGTAACTACTGCCCCTCAGCCGGCAACGGGGCAAGTGCCACCAAAACTAGGGGGGCCAAATGGTTGATTGGTCTAAACAATTTGAAGCTTTACTATCCTCGCCTTTGGGGAAGGAGCTTATAGCTCAACTAGAACTGCGCAAGCAGCAACTTCAAGATGAGGCGGCTCAAGCCAAATCGTCTGAAGAAGCTTTTGGCTTGCTTAAAGAAGCGGGGGGTGTTATAACGGCAATAGCACATTTACGCTTTTTAGCAGTCGTACCCAGAGACGAGGGGAGTCAAGTAGCTAAGCCCAAGAAGCCTTGACTTCCCTACCCTTGGGCAAGACATTAGCCAACGGCAAACGCCAGAGGCATTAACAAACAGGAGTGAAAGATGGATACCACAACCCCAGTTGATGGCGTTGCTAGTGACCAATCCGCAGGGAATACCCCTGGGTCGCAAGTGACAGAACCAACCAGCTCGCAAGAGCAAAAAACAACCGAGGCGGTAGCAGACGACAGTCAAGCTACTAAAGAACTACGTTCAAAAGTAGATGACCAGTCTACATCAACCGACCAAAGTGAAACACAAACAGCCGTTTCTAAAGAAACAGTAGTTTCTAAGGAAACAGAAGCTAAAGAGTCTGACGAGGAAATTGTAGCGTGGGCGGAGAAGAAAGGGTTAAAAATTGACCCTGCCAACCCGAACGAAATTAACCTAGCTAGAATTAACCTTAAAAATGACCGTAGATTTCACGCAAATCAAACCCGAACGGAAGTTACTCCGCCTGAAGAAGTTGCCTTAACGGGCAATGAAAGCATTGACCAAGTCATTGACAGGCAGAATGTAGCTGACACAAGGCTGTACGTTCGTGATTGGTTCGACGCCAATCCTGACATGAAAGAACACCGTCAGGAACTAACAGAAATAGCTCAGCGTTATCCAGACTTGCAAAATATGGAACACATAAAAGCTCATTTCCTGTCAGACCCGTCAAGGAGCGACCAGCTAAAACGTGAGGGCGGTCGGGAAGCACTTACTAATCTTGCTCAAAAACAGCAGGCTGTACCGCCGTCGGCTAACGCCACAAACGCAACGGTATTTGAATCCAGTAAAATCACACCCGAAAATGTGGAAGAACTTGTCGGAAAAAACGACTCGGCATGGTATGACGCCAACCGAGACGCAATTAGGCAAGCCGCTTTCGGCGATGTCAGAACATAACGCATTTATTGCATAAATTGCATAAATCGCGTAAACAAAGATTCTTCTCAAAAATCCTGCTGATTAAACACTAAATCAGAAACAGGAGAAAACAAATGGCCTTAGGAACAAACCAGGTCACAGTTACAACTGCGAACGTATTTCGGCCTTAACAACGTAGGGCCAAAATGTACATTAACATTGATAATCTACTCTGATTAATTGGGAAAAGCTGAGATGCCAACCCACAAGAAGGTTGTTCTTTAGTCTAAACTACGGTATAATGAACTTATGATAAGTTTAGACTACGTAGCAGGACTAATAGACGGCGAAGGATATATAGCAGTTGTACCTAATCGTACTGTAAAAGATGTTATCAATCCTTCGTACTCACCCGTAATCAAGGTATGCATGACAGGCGAGGATTCACGGCTAGTATTAGAAGAAATAGCCAGAGACCATAACTGTCTGCTTGAGGCTTATGTTCGTATTACAAAGGGTAATCGAGCTGCTTATACATTAAATATAGGTGGCAAAAAAAGAGTTCTAAGTTTTATAAACTTACTCATCCCTTATCTGCGAGTTAAGAAACAACAGGCCATACTTTTGAAAGAGTTTTGTGAACTTCCATACGAACACCCGAAATCCCCCAGGTTTAACCCTGAGATAAACGAAAGAAAACGGGAACTGTATGAGGAAATCAAAGACTTAAAACGGGCAGACCACTTGCAACGACTGAGCGAGTAGACGGCTGAAAAGCCGAAGCGACAGTCTGTTCTGCATATAAATCAATATGCAGAGAGAGGATGAAGAGCCTCTCCGCCTCAATGAGGTCAAAAAAGTAACAGAAAGAATGTCTGGTCCAAGGAAACTATCAAGGCTCGTGAGAGCAACTTGGTACTTGTCCCGCTTGTACATAGTTACAATCGAGACATCCAAAGCGCCGGACAAACAGTTGAAATACCTAACATTTCTAACTTGACCGCCAACTTGAAGGTAGCCAATACCCAAGTTGTTTTGAACGCCCCAACAGAAACTAAGAAAACTATCACCATCAACCAGCATTACGAGTGTTCGGTACTTATCGAAGACATCGTAGACTGGCAGAGCGCATACGACTTAGCCCAAGCTTACACAGAGAAGACTGGCTACGCTATCGCTGAGAAAATGGATAGTTACGTAGCTACGACTATGAACGCTGCCGGTACTTATACTATCGGGCAGTATGGTGCGGTCTTAAACGACCAAGTCATCTTGGCAGGTAACCGCTACCTTGACGACGCCAAAGCGCCAGGTTCAGACCGTAGTTTTGCTGTTAGCCCACAAGGTAAACAGGAAATGCTCAATATCGACAAGTACATTCGTTACGATGCAATCGGAATTGGTGGGACTCAAAACTCTATCATGAACGGTCAAATCGGCGAAATCTATGGCATAAAAGTATTTATGTCACAGAACCTTGTCGTGACAGCTGCCACGCCTACCCAGAACAACCACCTACTCTTCCACAAGGACGGAATGGGCTTGGCTGTTCAGAAGGACGTTAAGTTCGAGAGCCAACGCAAAACAGAGTACCTAGGTACACTGTATGTGTCACAAGCTCTTTGGGGTGGTGTCGTAACACGAGCTGACCATATCGTCACCATTAAGTCTTAAGGAGGTATGTCATGGCATTTAACCCAAACAATTACTATCCTCATAGACCAGGTGGGCCGTTCATCCCAGCACTCCCTCGGATAATTCGTACTAACTTCGATACTGTTAAAACCATTGAAGATAAGGTGCGAAATGTCTCAGAATTTCAAGGGGCTAACGAACAGGAGATGCAAGGTTACATCCAAAACGAAATTAACAGGGCGCATACTGATGCGGTTGGTCTAAAAACCGACTACGGTATAGACCCAGTTAATCGAGCGGCGGATGTCTTTGACGGTCACTCGGCATAGGTTGTCCACAACCTAATCATTAAGCTCTTGCTTTTAGTGAGAGCTTTTTGCTATGGTTAAGAAATGGATGATAAATACTTGCCGTCATTAGAACGACGCAAAGAAATGCTTAAAATTCAAATAGAGGAGTGCAAAACTATGATTTATAGAAATCTAGTAGAAAATCTTAGTTTTGTGGAAAACGGCGAGAAAGCAAAAATAAAAGAAGTTGAATACAATAACCAAACATTAAAAGAAAAAATAGACGTATTATCTAAAGAGTGGGACAACCTCAATGCGTCTGGCGAAAACTCCCAAAGTTAAGATAGGGGTTGTACTGCCCTCTCGTGGTTTATTGTTCAGTCAGTCTTTTGAGGAACTACTCAGAGAATTAAAACCTTTTGATTATCAAATCTACTTTGCTCATGGGAAACCGATACCTGATTGTTTTAACATACCATTAGATAAAGCTCTAAGAGACAAAAAAAATACACATATTCTTTTTTGCGAAGATGATATGGCTTTGCCTAAAGGTGTCTTGCGGCACATGGTGGATTTGGATGTTCCGGCTACGGCCCTAGATTATCCTTTCAAGAAAGACGGCGAGGCGACAATTTTACACGACCCAGATGGCTTTGCTCTTTATTCGGGTACGGGCTTTCTACTTGTCTGGCGCGAGGTTTTAGATAAAATGCCCAAACCCGTTTTTAGGACTGACTTAGCATGGGACGTAAGGATACAAAATCACACACTTTATATGTGGCCTAGAGATGTTAGTCAAATTAAAACCTACGGTTTGCATGATATAAACTTCGGATTGACATTATGGACGAACGGTATGCCTATCCTACCTGCCGCTCCTGGCGGTCAGAGGAAGTTGGTAGCCCTCGGACAGCCCAACACCAATAATGGCGCTCACATAATCAAAGAACTTACCAAAGTGGGCATAGACAATATCACTAAAACTGATGACGAAGAACAGAAACTTAAGTGGATGGCTTCACTCAGTCAAGTACAGAGGGTGGAAATCCTTAGTAAAATTCCTGATGATATTGAAATTGTAGACGGTCAGGCGAGAGTAAAAGGAGGGAACGATGTCGTTATCTGACATAATGGTTGATAGGTCGGATAAATACCTCCTAGAGAAGCATGGATGGAGTATTGGGAAAAGGGGTTATGTGGTAGCGAGTATTGGAGGAAAAGTCGTGAGCCTACACAGACTAATTATGGGCTATCCGAGTATAGAGGTAGACCACATAAATCAGAATAAGTTGGATAATAGAAGAGCTAATCTTAGGCTGGCTACTCGTTCTCAGAATGAAGCCAATAAACCATTGCGCAAAGATAATACTTCTGGGTATCGAGGGGTAACTTGGGATGCCCAGCACAGCAAATGGCGAGTGCAAATCCAATGGGACAAGAAAATGTATAGGTTGGGTAGGTATGTTGACATAGATGAAGCTGTAAGAGTCAGAGATAAAGTAGCTAAAAAGTTGCACGGAGAATTCGCATGGCTAAACCAAATATAGGAGTAATTTTCCCTTCGAGGGGTATGGCTTTTAGTGCTACTTGTGAGGAGCTACTCGATAACTTGGAGGGGTATAACTACGAAATTTATTTCTCTCATGGCAAACCCATACCCCTATGTTTCAATGAGCCACTGGAGAAAGCCCTAAAAAATAAAAAACACACTCATTTTTGGGTAGTGGAAGAGGATATGGTTCTTCCTAGGGGTGTTTTGAAGAACATGCTGGGGATGAAGACTGGTGCTGTATCCTGCGATTATCCGATGGACGCTAACGGCAAAGCTGCTATCTTTCGAGACCCTGATAACAACGTAATCTATGGAGGGACGGGTTGCTTATTAGTCACCTCACGGTTTCTACAAAAATATAAGCAACCCATCTTTCACACAGATACGGCTTGGGATATAAAAGTGGGTGAAGTTGTGGAATTGAAGCCAAGAAAAGTTGCTGGCAATGTTTATGGGCTTCACGATGTTAATTTCTCTCTTGAAGCCTATAAGCGAGGCACACCAATTAAAGTTGCTAATTTCAAGTGTGGGCAGAGAAAACTGGTTAATCTAGGCGCACAAGCCACAAATATCGGACAGCACAACATAGAGCCGTGGACTAAGTTAAAGCCCAACAAGATGAAGAAACCTAAACTTAAATTTGCTCAGGTACTCATAGATGGTAAGTGGGTTAATGTTGACCCTAAAAGTGAGTTGGCTAAGATGGCTAACCCTAGATATGTGGAGTTTGTTAAATGAAGCTTTTAATTTGTCTTATCACTTTTGGGAGGCTCAAATACACGAAGAAAACTCTTAAAAGTTTACTAGATACTATCAATGTGCCTTATTACTTAGTGATTTGCGACAATGACTCTACGGACGGTACAAGAAAATGGCTAGAAAAAAATGGCCCACAAGACCTTTTAATTCTTAATCCTTATAATTTTTACCCAGGTAAGGCTTGTAATATAGGCTGGGAGCGGGGTCTTCGGCAATTCCCTGACGCCACCCACTTAATGCGATGTGATAATGATATGGAGTTTTCAAAAGATTGGGCAACGAAAGCTGAAAAATACTTTGAGGCCGTTGCCCCACTTGGACAACTGGGTTTAGACCATACTGCCCTCGATACCTACAATGACGACCCCCGATATTTAACGACCATGAACGGCAAGACCGTAAATGCGTGGCCTGGTAATATTGGGGGTCCATGTATTATTCGTCGCGAAGTTTATGATAGAGGGGCTAGATATGACGAAACTCCTTGGCAAGACTTACGGGAAAATGAGAACTCTATGATTACACCTCAAGAAGATGTTAAGTTCAGTTTATCCATGCACAACTACCGTTATATCTACGGACACCCCACAAAGAAATTGGCTTGGACGTTTGCTAACGAAAGCAACCGCTCAGACTTCCCTGAATATTATAAAAAAACAATGAAGAAGAGGGGATATAAGATATGAAAATCTGTTTTTTAGGGAATTTTTCTGTAGATTATAGTTCCGAAACCCACCATGTCAAATCTTTGCGAGCATTAGGCCACGAGGTTATTGCATTACAAGAAGGTAAGGCAACGGGTGAAGAAATACTTGACGAATCAATTAAGTCTGAATTACTCGTTTTTGTACATACACATCTTTGGGTTACACCAGGCTTACCTTTACAAGAAGTTTTTAAGCAACTTAAAGGTAAAGTGCCGATAGTGAGTTATCATTTAGACCTTTGGCTGGGATTAGACCGTCAGAAAGACCTAGAAACTGACCCATTCTATAAACTTATAGACCACTGGTTCGTAACGGATAAACTGATGGCTGATTGGCTTAATAAGAATACCGATGTTAAGGGGCACTATTTACCGGCAGGAGTCTTTAGTCCCGAAGCCATCATGTTGGATAAGCAGAACGAAGTACCCGATGTGGTGTTTGTGGGGTCTAAAGGCTACCATCCCGAACATCCTTATCGCCCACAACTAATAGACTGGCTACAAGAAACCTACGGTGATAACTTCGGTCACTATTCAGGTGAAGAAGGAACTTTAGGGCTTAAAAGAGGACTTCATCTTAATCAACTATATGCGGATACTAAGGTAGTGGTAGGCGACTCGTTATGTCTTAACTTCAACTATCCCTACTATTGGAGTGACAGACTTTACGAAACAATAGGTAGGGGCGGGTTTCTGATAATGCCGTATATTAAAGGTTTGGACGACGAGTTTGAGGATGGTAAACATTTAGTTTTCTACGAATACGGTGATTTCAAAGACCTCAAAAGTAAGATAGACTTTTACATAGACAATGAAACGGCTAGGGAATATATACGCCATCAAGGTTATTTATTAGTAAAAAATAAGCACACTTATTTACAGAGGTGGGGGGAGATACTCAATGCAATTAACAAAGATTAACGGCAAGTGGGATATTTGGTTGCCTGACCATCGCGCCGCTAGACCTGAATGGCCGACCTGGGAACAGGCTAGATTACAGAGTATGTTTGAGACCACAAAACCTGGTGATATTGTTTATTATGTCGGGGCGGAAGAAGGAGACATGGCAGGACTTCTGGCCATGTGGGGGGCTAAATTAGTTCTATTTGAGCCTAATGAGAAGGTCTGGCCTAACATAAAAGCTATCTGGGAAGCTAATAATTTATTACCGCCGACTACATTTGCTGGGTTCGCATCTGATGTTACTAAAAATAGCCCTGGCGTATGGTCTCCAAATTATACTACTGAGGGAACACCCCCCAACTGGCCAGAATATGCCAATGGTGAACTGATAGGTGACCATGGTTTCAAAGAGTTAAGGGACGCTGCTGATATGCCTCAAATAAAGATTGACGATATAGCTGGTAGAGTTGATATGATTTCTCTTGATACTGAAGGCTCGGAAGGACGGGTACTTAGAGGGGCTGAACAAACACTCAGAAAATATCACCCACGCATTTACCTATCCTTACACCCAGAGTTTATTCATGAACAATATGGGGGATGGGGGGCTGAACTGAGACGGTGGATTATGGACTTAGGTTACAAGGAGACCCTGCTTGATTACCCCTTGCATGAGTGCCACCTGTATTATTCGGCTGATAAATGAACTGTCTTATAACTGGCGAGAGAGGGTTTGTGGGGCAAAACCTTGTACCATATTTAGAGGGTTTGGGTTGGCAAGTTAATCAGGGCGACCCAGACATAATTATCAACCTGGCTTCTATATCTGATGTTGAGCAATCTATCAGAGAACCAACCAGGGTCATTACTAATAATGTGAACTGTATGCTAGAGGCTATAGAAAAAGCTAGGGAGAGAAAGATACCATTTATACAATTCTCTACAGTAGAGGTTTATGAGTCAGCTAATCCCTACGCCGCCAGCAAGTCCGCCCAAGAGTCGATTGCTACTGCCTATCACAAAACTTACGGCATACCTGTGATAATTACCACTACTAACAACATTGTCGGTAAAGGGCAAAAAGGTAAGTTTATCCCAACACTCATAGGACAGATTACTAAGGGTGAAGAGGTCAGCATCTATACCAACAACGGCGAGATGGGTTACCGAACTTACAATCCAGTCTTAAATATAGTTGATGCTCTAGCCTTTATTATTAACCGTCCAATACAGCCTTTTACCAGATACCATTTAGGTGGGGGACAGGAACTAAGCAACCTAGAAATGGCTCAAAAGATAGCCCGCTTGCTCCATAAACCACTCAAGTATAAACTGGTGGAAGCCAGTGAGGTCAGACCAGGCTATACCCGTCATCTTAAATCGGACGGCTTGAGATTAGAGGACTTGGGTTGGAAACCGCCCCAGACTCTAGATGAGGGGCTTGCATGGATGTAGTATGGCTAGAACCAGGCAACCAGTGGGACCAGCACACCTTTGAGTTGTTGCTGAATAATAAACTATGGGGTCTTTCCCAACAGTATGGCTTCAAGCACCATAAAGACTTCCCCAAAGCCGAAGGAATAATCCTAGTCGTTCCGCAGAAGTACTACTTAGACAAAGTAGACTGGCTTAATGCCCGCATATCCGAATACCAGTGGGTGATTTACATCGGAACTGGTAATGAAGAGGGCGAGTTTCCAATAGACCACCTGCCCCACCCAAACATAAAAATTTACTACACCACTCCACATCTTAAAAATACGCCTATGGAATATATAGATAGGTCATTTGGCGACGGTTTCGCACCCCAATCAGAAGTAATTAAAGACTTCACAAAAGAAGTGATGACTAAACCATTAGATGTTTATTTTGGCGGGCAGATAACTCACAGTCGGCGTAGACAGTGCGTAGAGGCTATCAAATTATTAGCTGAAGACCCTACCTATAAGACGGAGTTATTGGAAACGAAAGGTTTTACGCAGGGTTACGACGACCCCAAAGAATACTACAAACGTATGGCATCAGCTAAAGTTACGCCCTGCCCGTCAGGTCCAGCCATCCAAGATACCTTTAGAACCTATGAAGCTTTAGAAGCTATGTCTATTCCTATCGTGGATAGTAAGACTCCTGAAGATGCCGGACCAACTGATTACTGGACGATACTATTTGGAAAAGAACCACCCTTTCCTATCATCCGTGATGATTATGAGAGTCTGCCTAACTATGTACGGAACTTAGAGGCTGATTGGCCGAGGAACATAAATCGTATTACAGCGTGGTGGATAGCCAAAAAGCGAGAGTATGCCCAAAATCTGAATGACGATATACAAAACTTGTCTGATATTGCACCCACTACCAAAGAACAGATAACTGTACTGATACCCAGCAGTCCTATAAAAAGCCACCCAGATACTTTAATAATAGACGAAACAATCTCTACTACCCGTACCCATTTACCAAACGCTGAAATTATACTTATGCTAGACGGAGTTAGGGAAGAACAAGAAGACCGTCGCGCAGACTACGAACAATACATTTATAGGGTGCTTTGGAAATGTTTGCATGAGTGGAAGAACGTCTTGCCGTTAATTTTTGATGACCATCAGCACCAAGCTAACATGACTCGTAAGGCTTTAGAATACGTTCAAACCCCACTTATACTATTCGTAGAACACGACACGCCTTTAACTCCTGATACAGAGATACCATTTAAGGGAATAGCCGAAACCGTTTTATCCGGTGAGGCTGATATTGTGCGACTCCACCACGAAGCCTTAATCTTGGACGTTCATAAACATTTAATGTTTGACACTGTGTCGCAAAATATACATGGGGTGCCGATGATGCGTACTCGACAGTGGTCTTCTAGGCCTCATGTTTCGTCAGTTGCGTATTATCGTAGGATATTAAATGACTACTTCTCACCAGACAGTAAAACTTTCATTGAGGACAGAATGTATAGCATAGTAGAGCAAGCCTGTAGAGATGATGGCATACAAGGTTGGTATAACCATCGCCTTTGTATATATACACCCGCTGGTGACATTAAGAGAAGTTACCATACAGATGGTAGGGAAGGAGAAGAAAAATTTGATGCCAAACAAGTCTTCTAAACTCGGTCTAGTAGTTAATACTGGTAGAGGCGGGCTCCACTACCAGACTGTCGCCTTACAAAGAATGTTAAAACCCGATAAGGTACTGTATGTTGGTGAAGAGTTACCAACTTTTGCGGAGTATGAAGAGTTCCTAAAAGACATAGACGTAATGCTGACAGCTGAAACTCCCTATGTTTATGAGGCGTGGAATTGGGCGAAAATGGCAGGGGTCAAGACACTCTGTCAACCGAACTGGGAATTGTGGGACGGTTTAATACAGCCAAATATGCCCCACCCAAACCAATATCTTATTCCTTCTTACTGGCATTTAGAAGACTTCCAAACTTTGTTCCCGAATGCTATCTACTTACCTCCACCTTCGCCAGAGTTTAAGAAAGCCAAGAAGGTAAACTTGAAAAGAACCGGTAAGCGCAGGCTCGTGCATATTGTAGGCACTAATGCTATTTATGACCGTAATGGTTGGGGGCTGGTTAGAGATGCTCTTGGACACACTAAGGCTGATTTTGAATTGGTTGTTTATAGCCAAGTACCGATAACAGGATTAGCTGACCCTAGGGTTAAATACCATATTTTTGACATAGAGAGTCAAGAAGATTTATATACTGATTTTGACGCCCTTCTTTTACCTCGTAGGTATGGAGGGTTATGTTTGCCGATGAACGAAGCCCTAACAGCGGGTCTGCCAGTCATAATGTCTGATATTTCACCCAATAATAAGGTTTTACCCTCGAAATGGTTATTGCCTGGTCACATCACAGATTCTTTTGAAGGACGGTCTAGGATAGATGTTTATTCAGTAGAGCCTAGCGACCTTGCTAAAAAGATAGATGAATTGTGCGGAATGCCAGACTATCAGTTAAGAAACGAAAAACGACAAGCTATTAAAATAGCCGAAAATTATTCCTTTAGCACACTTCGCCCAAAATATATAGAACTTTTTAATAGCTGGGTGCTATAATGCAAACGTAAACAAGGAAAATAAAATGCCAACGTCAAGAATCTTAGCAAATGGCACGAATCAAGTAAAAAACGGTCCAGGTAAATTAAACGCTATAGTGATTGGAACGAAGGGTGCTTCGTCTAACACTATGACGCTATGGGATGGTAGTAATGCCGAGCCAGGTAGTATCTTGACAGTGATTGATACCACGGCAAACGTGGGGACGATTGATTTCAAAAACATACAATTACGAACCGGTTTGAAAATTGTTACTGCTACCGGTACCGCCCCAGACGCCCTAGTGATATTTGACGAATAGGAGTCCGAATGCCTCCAAGCGATTTTCAAAACTCAATAAATGAGCATAATAAAAAGAAACAAAAACAAGCCGACAAACAGGTTCAATTAGACGCTGTCATTGATTCGGGTGGCAAAGTTGCTAGTGCTGTTGAGGACAATACGAGAATTACTGCTAAGGGGCTTAAGGATGTCAGAGGTGAAGTGAAAGTTACAAATCCTGATTTAGCTAAGTCTAAAGATGTTAATCAAGCCGTCGAAGCAATAAATAAACTCAATCTTACTACCTTTATGAGTAATGAGGGTCTACCTCAACTGGCTAAGAACTTATCTGATTTATCAAGCAAGACTCAAGACTTACAAGACAAAATGGAGAGTGAGGGACTAAAAAAGATGTCCGACCAACTCTCGCAAGTTGTAAATAAGTTAGACGAGGTTTCTAAAACACTCTCAAAAACAGAGGTCAGCGTTGATACAAAACTTCAAAAGACCATAGATAATTTATCTAAATCCATCAATGCTATAGACTTTAACCCGTCGGTGAATGTATCTGCCCCTGAAACTAAAGTAGTCACTGCCGCCGTAGACTTAAAGCCCTTGCTTGCTGGTTTGACTAATATAGAAAAAGCAGTAAAAGATTCCGAGAAATCCGAGAAAGAAGGAACGCCTATAGATTTTAGTAGTGTGGATATGGGGCTACAAGCTGTCCAAAAAGCTATTACTGCCTTACGTTTTCCAGTCTCTAATTATGTTTTACCTTTCACAACCAATGTAGGAAAAGCCACCCAAGTAGTTCTAACTTCTGATGGTAAAGTCCCAATATCAGGGACACTCTCGGGGGGTGATGGAGCCATTCAAGACGGGGTAACTCCAACTACTAAGGCTACGGTTCTGCTGTATACTAATTCCAACCCCCTAGCGGTTCGTTTAACTAATACTGCCGGTGATTATGTCGCGGCTGATTCCGTAACCGCCAACGCCGGTACCAACTTAAATACTTCTTTATTGGCATTAGAAGCGGGAGGCAATTTAGCAACTGTTGCCGGTGCTATTACCGCTTCGGTTGCTCAAGCAAATGTTAAACAAGTCAACGGCGTTACGACTCAGACTGGTACAGGAACAGCTGGGACGGGTACTCAACGAGTAGCTGTTGCATCGGATAGCTCTATCGTACTGGCGACTGGTTCAGCTACGATTGGTGCTTTAACCGCTAATCAATCAATTAATAATGTACAACTTAATGGCAATACGGTTTCTGTAGGTGTGGGCGCATCAAATACAGGTACTCAACGTGTAATACAGGCAAATGATGCTGGTAAAACTTTGGTCTCGACTGGTGGTAGCGTAGCCTCATCTGGTAACAATACCTTAGTAGCGGCTGGGACGAATAAACTTAAAGTCTACGCCTTTTCACTCTCAACTACGTCTTCTACGGCAGTAACATGTATATTCCAATCTGGGGCTTCAGGAACAGAGTTATGGAGAGTGATATTACAGGCACCTGCGAGTGTCAATACTGGAGCTAATTTATCAATCTCGCCGCCTGCGTGGCTGTTCGCTACCGCTTCGGCTACGTTACTTAATCTTAATCTTAGTAGCGCCCAAACGGTTCACTGGAGCTGCGCGTACTATGACGAGGCTTAAACATGGATAATCCAATCACCATAGTCGACCAACTACAGCAGCAGATTGATGATACAAAAATCAATGCCTGGGCGAATGGGCTAGGTAGCAAGTTACCGTTGACGCTCTCAACCGATAAAGGAAAAGTTACTTTCGACTCTATCAATACCAGCGGCAGTTCGATAATTCTCATTGGCTCAAGCGATTACCTACCCAAAGACTTTTTCCCTTGGACAATCACTAATCCACCGCTTATGATTAACTCCGACTCTACTACATTTGACGTAATAGGAGTGCTTACCAAAATAGTCGAGTCAATGTAATGGCGACCCTTACTGTATATCCTGGTGCTGGCGGGAATGATGGGATAGTATCTTCTACTAACGCCACTTATTTAACCGCTAGAGCTGGTTCTGGTCTTGTAG